TTTTGGGCTTTACCGGGTGCTTGTATAAATGTAATAGTTGCTGTTCCTCCTATACTTGACGGACTACTTGAAGTATTTGTAACTTCTTTAGTTCCAATCCAAGGTGTTACATCCCAACCAGTTAATCCAATCGAATCTGCTGTAAACAATTCAGGATCAGGAGGGGCAAAACTAAGATCATGATATTCTACAACCTCAATTATCCATTGTGGAGTATTAGAAATGTATACACCTACACCGTCAAATGCTCCAGGATTTCCATAAGTATATTCCCAAATAGTTTCTGTTTCATTAGATAGGGAAAGAACATATTCTGAAGAATCGCCAGTAAAACTAATGGTTATAGAATTGGGTCGCGTAGCCACTACAAACTCCGAAAGTAAATCTCGCCTTCATCACCCAGCACGATCAGCCACTCGATCCGATTCCCTGGCACGGTCAGACGATCAGTGTTCCACTCTTGGTCTTCTTCGTCCCAAAAGAGATCAGCGTCGTACCCTTCAGGGCGATCATCAGGCCAATTCATTCTGCTATCTCGATAAAGGTTGTCGAAATCGTCCCAATCGCAATCACTGGATGCTCCCCACCCACCTGGGTTGTGTACGCCTTCACGAATCCCGGCCTCTGGCCACCCCTGGCCCGTTCCTCTTCCACGTCAAATGGACGGACATTCTTGGCATATGGGGTGGTTGTAAGCGGTTGGGCTTCAGCGGCCAGTCCCTCGTGTAAACCACTAAAAGGAAACGGTAATTCTGCCATGTTCGTACTCCAAAAGTGAGCGGGGATAAGGGGGCAATCCCCGCTCTATGAACAACCTACGTAGGCAGGATTAAGCTACAGAAATCACATCAAAATCGGGAGCCGCTTTGGTTCCTTCATTGCAGTAAAGGATAGATGTACCAGCCGTCAATGATTTGATGTAGATACAACCCGGAGCATACGTGCTGGTATCTGCTTCCAAAACAGTATAAGCCGCAGTACCGTAACAAAGCAATACGCCATCTTCGGTCGTAATCAAAGGCCGCACATAACTGGACGCTGCCGGAGCCGGTATCATTGTTTCTAATTCAAAACTTGTCTCACTCATCATCTTTCTCCACTAAGGACCATATTCGTTCTTGTCTCGGCTGTGAGCCGATCTTCGTAAACATCCTGCTACGAGCGTCTGCATCGTAGGCTTTGGGTAATGCTTTCTGTGTATAGCGTTCAATATGCCCGGCTGAGATATTCTCAAAGTATTGTTCGGCCTCGGCCAGACACGACGCCTGAATCACTTCATCAAACTTCGCACCAGCCGGGTGCATATTGTTTGCAGGCTGGACAAAGTATATACTATTAGCCGCAGGATCAGCCAGAGAGTTAAGCCAATCGGCCACAGTAAAAGCCCCAGTAGCACCATCATAATCAGTGACAGTAGCATAACTGCCTCGGCCAGTGCCAGCAATAATGTCAATACGCCATCCATTAAAGTAGTCATCGGGTTCATCCCTCGTTGTATCAGCTACGCTCGTTGCCCCGCCTCCAGTCGCCACCCCGCTCTCGAAGTCAATCCCATTGAACATCAGGATGTATGGGAACTCAAGCACATCGGCCTGAGATGGATCAGGATACAAGACCAACTCATAACGCCGTGTCGGACCAAGCGTACCCTGTCTGGGTTCCAGAGGCCGAATCGCCGCCATGAACGGATAACCCGCGTCATCACTTGATTGACGGCGATCCCGAATTATGGCCTCTGAAGTCCAGCCGATCCACTGTTTGTGCTCGGCATCCTTATAGTATCCAATCGGCCCGGCTACCTCACCACCGAAGTATTCCGGGAGTGGGATGCGGCCTATGTCACCGGCTACGGTTTCGTACTGAGTTATGATGTAGGTACTATTCGTAGCCGGGTCAGTACCTCCGGCGTTACCATAAGCATCGAGCCAGTCGGAAACCGTGACCACTCCTCCAGTAGCCGTGTAATCTGTGATCTGTGCGTATGAACCATCTCCAGTTCCACCGTCAATATATATCCAGTATCCGTTGAGGTCATCATCTTCGTCATAAGTATCCTCCAATGTCGCGTCAGTCAGCGACGTAGAATCAGCGTCATCTGCGGTTCCCGTCACCTGGACGTTCGAGATGTTCACCTGGAGTATCCGCTTACGCCATTGCCAGCCGGTAGCCGGGGCATCAGCCTCGAACTGCCTGATACCATCGTTGATTATTTGCTTAATGTCCGCGAGGTCGTCTATATCGACAGGTGGTATCGCTCTCGACGTACCATCAGTCCCCCGATACGCCGTCCCCGCTTCCTTTGAAATACGGGTGGCAAGGCTCAGCATCGACAATGTGCTGGTCGGTTCCGCCATGATCTTGCATCCTCACTATTCTGGCTTCTTTCAGTTCTTGTTCATCATCGAAGTATTCCATGCAGCACTCGTTAAGCAGCTTCACGTCATTGAGTAACAAGATATGATCCTTACGATTCATCTGCAACTGAGAGACTGCACCATCAATTCGATTCAATGCTTCTTGGACTTTGGTTTTGTCAAACATCTCATTCCCCTATTTCTTTGAATACTACCTTTATTGATTCCTGGCTGTTAATCAATCCAGCCAGTTTAGACGCATTATCCGCACCGAAATGCACTCCTTGGATGCGTACTCGGTCGCCATTGGTCCGGGTTGAAAACTCGATCTGGTCAACTTCAACTATGACTTCTGCTTTCATACATCACCTATGATAACAATCCCTGGGGCCGGGGTTGGCCCCAGAGAATATAAGAGTTTTAACCCTTCAACATAAACAAAGGCCCATTACCGCTAATACTACCAGCTACACAATAGCCAGCATATTGTGATCCGTTACCAGCAGCAATTGTAACACCCAAGGCAGTAGTAATATCTGACACGTTACCAACATCATGCCACCAACCAGAATTTTTACCACCAGTATTCCCAAGATTACCTTGGGGACAAGGCCAACAAATGCCTTCTTTAAGAATCCAAAAATAATTTGCAGCAGCAGACACATATGCCATAGGAAGACCCGCTTTAACTTGATCTCGATCTGTGGCCTCTACTATTGCAGAATACGGACTCTTATAAGTTTCACATGCTGAAGTACCTGCTGTAACTGCATAGGTTAAAGCACCATCAAGATAAACTTTGAATGCCGCTCCAGAAGCAGCCGCGTCATTACCGACAATCATTCTTGTGGTTGTATAATAATCACTCGCACCATCAAAAAGAATGATAAATCCACCAGCCAATTCATCTTGAGTTAAAGCTGCATGAGTTGCAGCAGGAACGGTAACTTCAGTATCGCCTACTGCTGCCGATACCCCAAATGCAGTATAAGCTGTATAACCTGTGTGACTAAAAGCACACCCACGACTGGCATAAAGGGCGGTTGCACCAGTAGACAAAGCATACACACATTTTCTACCGCCGCCTATTTCGACTTCATCGCCGATATTCCATTTCGGGTCTCTTACAGTTGAAACTCGATATAGAAAATCGTGCATACCCCTGGAGACACTTTGCACAAGACCAGCTTCCCCAAGACGAACAGTTCTATTTGTAAACTTACTCATTACCTATTCTCCTAATTACGAGGTTTTGTGGAGGACATGACCACACTTACGGATGTTCTCAACCAGGATATTGTGAGCACCGTCTTGGAAGGCCGTAAACGTAGTATGCTGCCCACGGCTTGTCATCGGGGGCGTCGTTTTCATCCAGTAACCATCATGCACAACCGGGATGAAGTAACTCAGGTCGAACGTGTAGATCGGCGTATAACTGGCATCATCCAGCGTGTCAACCGGGATCACCGGAACACGGTTCAACCGAACAAGGGTTCCGTCCAGAACCAGCAATCCACCCAGAGCTTCCTTACCAGTCGAAGTATGATTGTCATCCTTCTTGTCAACCAGTTCCATAATATCAAGTACGGTATCCGTTCCAGCGATACACATCATTTTAGCCGCTCGCTCTTTCATAAGCGGAGTATCGAGCATTATCGGAGGACGGAATTTCGTTTTGATGCAGGCTTTACGGTAAGCCTTCAAGAAGCTGTTATTGATTGCTGTATAGGGGGCCGCCCAGTTACGCCATTTGTCATAAGTGGCAGCATTGATACCGGCAATCGTCGTGCCCGTAGTGGCATCGCCGTATGTCACAGTACAACCGTTAAATCCAGCCGTCGTATTGATCGTACCAGCCGAATTGAGTACACGGAGATAATACGGTAAGGTAAACGGATTCTTCCGGTCGGTCGAACTATCCGGCACACTCACCATCTTCTCTTCAATTAAATCAGCCAGATCAATAACTGACTTATCCTTACGAGTCTGAACAAGATTAACATAACCCTTAGTCG